TATCTATATTTTTTTAATTAATTTTCCATAGTAACATTCATAACCGTCAGCTTATAACAGCACCTAATAAACAGGCGGAATTATATAGGTTCCACCGCCCGATTTATTAGCTCCAAACCGTTATCCGTAATTTCATATTGGTTTGATTTCTGGAGGGGCATCCCAGTAACACATAAACCCCTTATGTTTTGACTCTTTATTTGTTAGGCAGTACATATCCAATCCGCATTCAAATACTTGGTTAATGATTAGGTAGTTTGGTTTCAAGTCGTCACCGTACCCATAAGCCACTTTGATATTTATTTTGGTATGAATATCTAACTCATTCCAAATTTTATCCGTGTAAATATTGCCTCTGGCTTTATGTTTAAACGGTTTCTGTATTGCAGGGATTTCGAATAGTGTTGTCTGCATCCTAGTAATTTTGTTTGTAAAAGCAGTACCTTTTTGATGGCGTTGTTTTAAATCTCATCACATACCTTTGCGCCTCTTTCAAAGTTAAGTCTTTTTCAATTAACTTTTTGTTGCCAGTCTTTTCCATCACCCTAACAACTTTATACAACTGCAGTACTATTTTCAAACGCATTATGTGTTCGTGGGTTCTGTATAATTGCTGCTCTGCATCTGCTTCATTTTCAGCTAATATGTTTACACTATATTCCTCACAAATGCCTTGTGAGTTTACTAATCTTCCATTAAATTTTACTAGGTAGTTATTCATCTTTTTAGTTTTTAGGTTATTAATTTAAGTATTCGATATCAATAGATTCAGTTGATACCATATAATGGCAGTCGGAATTGTATATGTTGTTTCCCTCGTTATCAAAAAGTTCTTCCGATTCCACAAACTCATTTATTTCGTCAATACTCATTTGCTTTATAAATACTGCAGGTATTCTGTAATTCATTATTATTAGTTGCATAATTTTTTGTTTTAGTTATTAATCGTAAAAATCCGTGTATTGTCCCTCGAAATTAAAAATATCAGTCAGTAGGGACCCGTGTCTGTTTTTTGCTAAGTCGATTATAGCTTTGCCTTTCGAACTGATTTGCTCATTACCAAGGTCGATTGAATCCTCTTTGTAGTATTCTGGTCGGCAAATAAACATTACTGAATCGGCATCTTGTTCGATTGCTCCAGAATCCCTAAGATCTGAAAGCCTTGGCATCTTTTCCCCTTTCGGTCTGCTATCTACTGACCTGCTTAATTGGCTTAGTGCTATTACTGGCACGTTTAGTTCCTTGGCAAGCTGCTTTAGTTTTCCAGATATGAAAGATATTTGATTTGTTTTGTCGTTCTTAAACTCATTGGCAGTAATTAGCTGCAGGTAGTCAACAATAATCAGTTCAACTTTATTTTCAGATACCAACTTTTTTGCTCGGTTTCTAAGGTCGTGTATGTTTAGGCCTCCAGTATCATCGATAAATAATTTGGTTTTCGTCAACTCGTGTAGTTTTCGGTAAACTGTATTTATGTTTTCATCTGTCAATCCTTTGCCATTGTGTAACAGTTCTGAGTTTATCAAACATTCCGCAGATGCAACCCTTTGCAATAGTTGTTTGCTTGACATTTCGAGCGAGAAAAACCCGACCGCCTTGTTCAAATTTATGGCAGCGTTCCGAGCAACTTTTAAGATTAGGGCGGTTTTACCCATTGCAGGCCTTGCAGCTAAAATTATTAAGTCAGTTGGATTCATTTGGTAATATCTGTCAATTTTTTCCAGTCCGAACCCTATACCTTGGCTTACCGTTCCCGAACGCTTGGCCTCCAGTTCCTGCAGGTACTCAGTTGCCATTGAGCCAATGGTTTCAAAATCCTTAGTGATTAGTCTGTTTTGGGTATTTTCCAGTTTAGATACCAGTTCACCTACAACGTGAAAGGCATCCGCTCCGTGTTCCATTGCCGTTGATATTGTTTTTTTGCATAGGGTAATGGTTTCCCTTTTGAGATACATTTCCTGCAGGAGCCTTACGTACGTTTCAATATTTGAGGCACTCGCTATATTGTCAGTCAAAGACATCACCCCTCTACCTCCACCGACAGTTTCCAGGTCACCGTTTGTTTTTAATTGTTGGCTTACAGTCAAGCCATCAATCCTGCCATTTTTCTGGTATAAATCCAAAATTGCCTTACAAATTAGATTTGTGTAGTCGTGATAGAACAATTTAGTGTCTAATTCTGTAATAATTGACGTTAGGCACTCGCTTTCTAAAATAATGGCTCCTAATACCGCTCGCTCAATATCTTCGCTCTGAGGTAAAATATGAGGGTTTTTTAGTTTTTCTGTTCTTTCTGGTATCATTTTTTCCCAATTTGGATTTTAGTTACTGTATTTTCATTTTCTGCAGGCTTTTTGTTCCCGAAATTGTTATTGTACCAAGTGGATAATCTTCTGCTAACGTCCCAAGTGGTTTGTAGTTCCTGCCTAAACTTATTGCCAGACTTTGTTGGCTCAGTCCAATATAGGAAAAAATCGTTTAACATTTCCTTACTGTATGGATTATTTAAAAAAGGTTTTAGGGTTTCGGAAAACGCTAGTTTTCGTTCTATAATATTATTTACTTTACTTTCCTTTACTTTACTTTCCTTTCCTTTTATAGCATCCGTTCGCATTGCGTTCGTATACGATGGCAATGCGTTCGCATACGGTTGCATTGCGTTCGCATCTTTATTCCAACGCTTATTTGCTGATTCTCTGGCTTTTAGGCTTTTGAGTTCCATTGAATGTATCAGTCTTTCGCTAAAAAAGTCGTTATCTTCCGTCAGCTGAAACAAACTATAATTTTCGATTACTGCCTGCACTTTCTCTTTTGATGTTCCCCAACGCTTGGATAATGAGCCAGAAATTGATACTGGCAGTTTATATCCAGATGCACTTCTCAGTTTCTCAATCAAAGCCCAAAATATTCCGTACCCCTCCATACCTAGTTGGTCGATTAAAACCATACATTTCGGGTCGTCTTGACTATTAGCATCGTGGCTAAAATAATATACGTCCTTTGCCATTTTCTTACTGTAATTTATATTTAACATACCAAATTTTATCTTTCTGTATTCTTTCGGATTTAATCCCAAGGCCAGATTGCCTTAGGATTAGAATGTATTGAGATAACCTAGTTATTTTGTATTTCATAATGGCCTCCCAAGAGGTTATAGTTTTATACTTTTGCAGGTGCTTTCTGACTTTTTCCAGTTGTGTTTCGTTCGGTTTCATATTATTTAATTTGAAGTGATTTACTAGATGATAAACTGCAACCTTTGATTTCAATTCCTGCCTTAAGATCTTCTTTGATTTTATCTTTGATAGCACTTTCAATTACTACAACTTTTTTGTACTCTGCAGGTAAAGCATTAATATCTTCGACAACTACTGAATCGGGATTTTTACGGAAACTGATTTTTACAAAAGGTGTCTGGATTAATTCCTTGTCGTATAATTTCATTGCAGTTTCGATAGTATTCTCTAATCTCTCGATTAAATTTTCGTCCGTACCATTGTCCTTTTTCAACTTATCCATATACATTTTTCTGGCAGTTATTCTGTCTTTGATTTGCTTAATTACAAAAGCATAGTTGGTAGCTTTAGTTTGTAATTGCTCCTCGTTGATAGCCAACTGTAGTTGTTGCTCATCGGTAATTTCTCCACCGTTTTCAATTATTGCATTGATTAATAATTGGTACTCGTTTTCGATTTGATAAATGTTCATCGTTTTTTGTTTTTAGGGTTTATATTTCGTTGTGTTTAAAATGTGATGCTATTACCATTGGCAGGATTTCTGGATTAAAATTGCCTTGGCCTCCAGTAATCTTTCTGTAATAATAGTTAAAGTCTATTGGATTAAATAGTTCTGCTTTTCCTACTCGCTGCAGATGCTCAATTACTGATTTTTTAATTTGATTTTTCATTGGATTGTAATTCTAATTTTTTACTTTCTTTAAAGTCGTTAACGGTAGGCAGGTTTTTTTGGTAAACCGTTAAGCTATTCCAAACCACTATTAATTCAGATAAATCGGTTGCCTCGTTTATTAGTGACTTCACCGCTGCAGTTTCATCGTTTTTTGCTTTTCTATCATCGTTATCGATATCATCCTCATCAGTTGCTATGTGGAAGTACTTTAGTAAAAAATATCTTTCAGCATAGGTTAAAGCGGACCCGATACCTTTATCCCAATCATTCTGTCCGTTTGCACCAAAACTGTTGACGTCTTTTTCTCCAGTTTCACTATCAATCCAAGTAAACTGCATCATCACTTTGCTTAGGATTTCTGACTTTTCACTTCCGGATTTCACCTTATAATCCTGCCTTACGTTTTCAATGCTTAGGATTTCTTGTTTTAAAATTAAACCAAGTTCATTCATTGTAGGTTTGATTTCTGATAGTACTTTGCTGCCAGTAACATATTGGTAAGAGTGAGTACTTTTATCTTTGCCCAATCCATTAACTTTGTTCTGGATTACCATTAATTTTTGGTATAAATTTTTAGGTTTCGTTTCCATTGTTTTGTCGTTTTAGTTTTGATTAGAAAGGTAAATCATCCATTGCACCTGCAGCGAAATTGTTTTGGTTGGCCTCGTGGCTTTTTTGGATTTCATTTTTCTTAGCGACTGCTATTTTTCCGTCCGTCCAAAATACTTTGCCGTTACCGTAATACGTTTTTGGTTTTCCTGCCTCGCGTTCCTCTTTTGTTTGAGGTTCCATTACTGAGATATTATTTCCATAATTATCGGTATTCTCGTTTACCGATAAATTTAGGTTGTAATACTGGCTGCCATTTTTACCCATTACGATTTTTGATTTGTCTAACTTGTTCAAGTCGATTGAAATTGTTGCTAATGTTCCCATTGTTTTTGTTTTTTGTTTTTGGTTTATATTAATTAAAATTGATTTTGATTTGTATTCGTGTTCGGATATTTTTCGATTGGCTTTGTAACGTTTAAAAGTTTTCTAGTTAACCGTTCCATTTCCAGAAACTCATTAGATCTTGCACCAAGCTTTTGATTTATGATATATCTTTCCAGTATTGATATCCTGCTTTCGATTTCCTTTGACTCTATGGCTGATGTGTATTTCATATTAGATATTATTAGCGAAGATTATTAAACCTAGTAGTATTCCAGTTATGAATAAAATTACTTTTAAAAATGTTTCCTTTTGATTATCTGACATTTCAGCGTATATTTTTGTTCCGATGTATGCTAGTACTCCAAGTACTATTGCAGGTATAAGGTATCTCATTTGATTGTTTTTAGGATAAAATTTACTAATAGTTTATTTGCTGATACTCCTTTTTTTGCGGCTGCAGTTTTCAACTTATGTTTTACTGCAGCCTCGTCTATTCCTTTCGGAAGTCTGATGTTTAATTGTCCCATTTTATTTTTTTATTCCTATTAAAGATGTTCCACAACAATTATTAATTTCAATTCCAATAAAGTTTTCGTTTTCAAATTTCTTAAACCAATTTCTCGAACCTCCAACAACCCAAACCCCATCAATTCCTAATGTACATTGAATGTGATTTTCAGTTTTTCTGGCAGCTTTAAATTCTGCAGCTTTATCGAATTCGACCATATCGGACATTCCATCAAACGAACTTTCTTTTTTTACAAATAAAGCGGTTTCATTTTTTTTAATAAATTCTTTAACAGTAGCTAGTGTTATTTTTTTTGAGTTTTCCATTTTTCTATATTTTAAGGTTATTAATCTATTTCTATTCCATCAAATTCTTGCGTTATTTCTCGGCAAATTTCGATAAGGCGCTTGGCATATCTTTTTTCTTCTGGAGAAAGTTCGTCTAAATCATTATCTATTTCTTCCAACGCAACCTGGCAGTCCCTTAAATCCGTAAAGGTATTTTGAAATCTGCAGTAACTCATATTTCCCATTGTCTTATACGTTTTTAGATTGGATTAATACTAAAGCATTTGCAAATACCTCGTTAAATTCTTCTGCAGTAATTTCTTCGGTTTGATTTCCGAAAGTGTTTTGTGGTACTATTGAGTCGTAACCTATTACCGCACTTTTACTCCAATCATCATTTATGTATTGTACTTTGATTTCCCTCTTTTCATCTAATACTTTGTAGTAGAAAAAAGCGTAATTTCTGTAGTGAGGAAAAGTTACCTCGATTTTTTTTGTGATTTCAAACGTGTGTTTCATTTTTTTTGTTTTTAGGGTTTATATTATTTGTTTTTACTTTCATTGAAAATTACATAGTCTTCCAAAGTATATGGTCTTCCATTGGACCAGAATAATTCTTTTTCTACTTTTATTAGTGTAAGTGTATCATTGTACTTACTTACTTTTACTATTATGTTTACCGTGTTATTTACCTTGTTTTGCATATACAAATGTATAGACATTTTCTTGATAACCAATACTTTATTTTAAATAAAAGTTAGAAATTAGACGAGTTTGGGTATTTCTTCGACAAGTGCCGTAAAAATATAGACAAGTTTTCTTACATTTATCGGGTGAAAGCCCTAACCCCAAAGCAGCAAATAGCTTTAAATAAGAAAATTGCCAGTCAGACCGCCTTTTTAAAGGTATTGAAAGAGAATAATATTCCTTTACCTATTGCTGAGTATCAGTTCCATCCAACTCGTAAGTGGAGGTTCGACTACTACTGGCAGCAAAATAAGTTTGCATTGGAAGTGGAGGGCGGTGTTTGGACTGGAGGCCGTCACACAAGAGGGACTGGATTTTTAAAGGATATGGAAAAATACAATAGTGCAACCATTATGGGTTTCCGAATAATAAGGACGGTTCCAGATGAGTTGACGTCTGATACTACTATAAGAATGATAAAACAATTAATCAATATATAACCCTATGAAAAAACAAGCCAAACAAATAATTTTAGGTGCAATCATTTTAGCACTAATAATTTTCGCACTTGCATATTGCAATCGTAACCCAGAAGATCTTACAGGTCCAATAGAAAATACTAATCCATTAAATGAAATTGTAAAGGATAAAGATTCTGCAAATAAAATCCTACAGGAAAACAACAAGGCTTTGCGCGATAGTTTATTTGAGTTGAACAAAACTAAATCAAAGGTAGTTTACAAAAAGATTTACGTTTATGATAGTTTACTGATAGCAGATACTGCCTGCATTAAATCACTTGTAACCTTATACAACCAATGTGCAAAAGTGGATTCAGCAAATGAATTTATAATTGACAACCAGGTTAAGCAAATTGCAAACCTAATTTCAGTCACCAACAACCAACAAGATATCATTGATATAAAAAACTACCAACTGAGTGTTGATAGTACTAATGAGATTGCGTTAAAGCAAACCATTCGTGATGAAATTAAAAACGGAAAACGAAAATACCGTAAAGGTTTATTCCAAGGAGGTGCAATAGGATTAGGTATTGGTTTCATCGGAGGTTTGTTTGTCCGATGAGTTACCGTTTTTAAACTTAATTATTTGCTCTACAGTCACAATTCCTAAACATAACATACAAAGCACCTGCCAAGCATATAGGGCGTGCAAATAAGCATCAATAGGTAATTTAGCACAAGTAATGTAAGCACCCATTAGAATTGAAAATAAAGCGGTCAACTTCCTGCCAGAATATCCTAGCGAGTGATTGTCGAGTGATGCGAATAATTTTGTGAATATAGCTTTCATTATTTTTTAGGTAAATAAGTTTTCCAGTTTTTTAGTTCGAAATGTGGTCTATCGACTAGACTTTTAAAATTACCTCCCCAATCAGTCACCTCGCTAACTGACTTTACACAATTAGCAAATCTTTCAAATAATACTGGCGTCCAATCCATTTGTTTGTTAGTTCCGATAAATCCAATATCAAAAGCAAAGCTAGGGTTGTAATTGTGAGGGCTTTGTCCTGCCTTAGCGTTGGTTACTTTAGGCTTGCTATTGTACAACCTATTCTGTTCCTCACCACTTCTGTAAGTGCAAGTAATGAATGGTTGAGGCTCATTAGGATATAAAGCAGAATATTTTACAACTGCCTTTTCGTAAGCTTGTACCAATTCGGGACGTAAATCTTTTTTATCTCTTGATGCCATATTACACTAATTTATATTTAAACAATTTTTTCTTAACTACTTCTAATCTATTATCGTTGCATATTGCCACAAAACGAATCATCTTATTTTCAGTTTGTTTTTCGCTTGTCGGTTTATTTAGCATTGCATCAAATCTAGCATTTACTTTTACCTCCTGCAATTTATTATCGGAAATAATTTGTGCTATCTCTTTTTTAAGTTCTGCAAACCTTTCGTTCTGTTCCGATTTAAAGTTAAAATATCCAGCTACCAATCCAACGATTAGAATTATATCCTTTAAATCAAAAGTTATTTCATTAAACTTAAATGCCATAAATTAATTCATCTTTTATTATTTAGGTAAAATTAAACTAGCAAAAACTGCTTTAGTTCCTGACGCTGTAAAAGCAGCGTTATTAATAGATGTATAAAAAACAATAGTATCAGAGCCTGCTAAAACATCCCATTTACCATTGGCGTTTGTTCCAGAATTTGTCACAGTTAAAGTGTTTAACAATTGTGCCGTACCGTTATATGTAAACGGAAATTTAACAGACGCGACTGTGCTATTAGACGTCCCTCTAATATGTATATTTATCATTCTGCAGTTTCCTAAATCAATAACTTCAACTACACTATTTGTATAAGATGACCAACCAGTTACTACGCATGAAGAAAAAATATTGCTCAACGCGCTTAAATTTATTTTATTATTCCACTCTGTTTTTTCTGTATCAGTTGCAAATCTATGTGTTGAATCCTCTGTGATATCGGTTGCAGGAATTGCATAAACACTTGTCAAATCTTTATTAGAATCAACTTTTAAATATTGTGATGCAGTAACAGAATCAAATCTAGGTGAAGTTGTAAAAGTAATTTTTGCAGCAAATGTATGTGCTATTGCTAAAACTCTAGTCCAAAAATTTAACCATAATTTTTTGGTTGTAACGATTCTTTCATCATCTGTTGAGGTTTCATCTGCAATAATAACCGCAGTAACAATTTTTGCAGTTCCCCTTATGCTTTCATTTGCTTGTTGCAAATTATGGTCCAAGTCACCCCAATTACTAGAATCATCAATAGGACTATCAACTAAAGCATAAACAACATCACCATTCTCATAGTCAAAGCCATCAACTGTTCCTGCTTGACCGTAACCAACACGGAAAGCCCAACCTGCTTTTATAGTTGCGCCCCATTGTGCTATAAACGGTGTTGTGTTGCTTTCATCTGCTAAAGGATAGGAACCGCTTGATGCGTCCCAATCACCAATAATTTTAATATTTGATTGAACATAATAATCAACTAAATCCTTTGTTGCTTGTGTTGTTGGATATTTAACATTATCTAAAACCGTGAAATCTGTTGCTTTATTTTTTACATCTTCTTTATCAATCCCATCATAAAAAACATTGCAGCCTTGAGATATTGCAAAAAGTAAATTTCCATTTATCCCCCCTGCATTGCTTATGTATTTTTCTTTAGGGACAAAGATTGTTGCTGTTGAACTTTGGAAAAATCCAAATATATTATATGTTTCATCTGTGCCTAAATTGCCATTTAAAATGAATCTATTTGTTGCACTATTTGCAAATGTTTGAATTGGGTCATCCATCAAAATATCTCCCAATTTATTGATTCCAGATGTATTTGTGAATGGGTTTCCATAATATAAACAGTTTCCTAAAACATTATTCCCTTTACTATTATAAAGTAAATTATCACCGAATGATGTTATTAATCCAAGTTCATCAACTATTGAAGCATTTGGGAATCCTTGACCTATCGCATCACCTAAAAAATTACCTGCATTAGCAAAAGCAGTGTTTTGCGGAACCGTAAAATAATAAACGCCATCATTAAAAGATTCATCTGTTATTGTCGCATTTGTGAATTGTGATACATAAGCATTTGCAGTTGCTAAATCAGTAAAGAAAAAGCCATCTAAATCAATGATTTTAATTAAACCTATGTCGTTAGTTGTTGGTAAATTATCAATTTGTTCCTGCAATGATTCAATTAATTCCTGCATTGTGATAATCGTTCCACATTCAGAAATCAATTCGCAAAATGTACTTGGTGATGGTCCAACGCCACCGCCTCCAGAATCTTCGCAAGCTAAATTTAATCCAACTCTTTCGCTGATGGTATCATTCATTACAACACCAATTAAATTAGCATCGTATTCATCGTAAACTAAATCGTAATTAAGATTGATTGAATTTATTTTAAAATCAAAATTGTATCTGATCTTGTGGTGCAATCTTACTAAATCCTCTTTTAGAGTTTCTTTAATCGTATCAATATCAGTACTCTTAAAATCTTGAGGTATTTTATTAAAAATAATAATTCTAACATTTGATGAATCTCTATAATGTGAGTTTGCCGTGTTGTAGGTTCCAGATTGTTGGATAAGAATTAAAATTGCAGGCATTTCCAACCTATCAAATTCTACATTTGCACCGTTTGAAGTGTCAACAATAACATTGTAACCAGACATTGTACTGGCAATCGTTTTTATTTTATCGTAGAAACTCATTTTTTAAATTTTGGTTCGGTTATTTTTCTTAAATTCTTTTCAAATTTAATATTTGCCATATCATTTTTTTTCAGCAAAAGAAAATCACATAGTAAAATTTCTTCCGCTTGTCTTATTGAATTTAGAAAGAACTTTTGTTGGCAGTATATCAAAATATTTTCCTCGAAAGAGGGGAAAAGGACACCTTTGGCAGCCTCAATCTCATTTACCGTCTGTTTGGTACTTAGACTTTTTAAGTGGTCTGCAACCTTAGTTATTTCCTTTTTTAGATGCTTTATTTTTGCGCAATATTCGTAAACCGTAATATCATTTTCATTTTTCAAAAAGAATTCCTTTAAATACTCCTGGTCCCCTCTTAACAACATTATGAATTCACCAACGGTATTATTGACGATGCTAGGAAACTTTTTTATGTAACTATCATCTACTTTACTTTCAATCGTATTTATATCATCTTGCGTGATGATACTTGAACATTCAGATAGTTTTGTAGTCTTAGTTATTTTCATCTTAATAAAAAAGGGTGAGCGTTAACCCACCCTTTATAGGTAAAAATTTGTAATTAATTTTTATGGTTTCACAACCGCCGCAGATTTCAATCTTACTAAACCACCTCCTGCTAAACCAACTAATTCGAAAACGTTTTGGTTTTTATAGATGTCGTATTGATTGATTTGTTCTGGAGTAGTATCACCTACAACATTGTAAGCGTCAACGTCAATAACAATAGCTAAAGCACCATTTGCCTCAGTTACGTGTTTGTTAGTGATGATACTATCAACACCTAATTGACCTGCTAACTCAGCATCACTCGCATAACGAGTTGTTCCTCCAGTTGCATAAATATGCTCTGCTAATAATGTTTTGTTTTGCTTAGACATTACTAACACTAAACGTCCCTCTGACTCGATAGAATCTACTGCCTCACGTACTAATTCCATTGTAGGTACTGCAGGCGATGCCGTGTTATCCACAACTGTAATGTAAGGAGTTGATGCTGAAACCGCAATAGTTTCAAAAGAAGTGATGTGACGAGAATCAGAAGTTGAACGGCCGTCCCCAACTAAAATTGCCATTTCAACCTCTTTAGTCCAAAAGTTAGTTAACTCAGCAACGATGTAACGAACTAAAGCAGCCTCATCTTCAACTTGGCGTAAAGTTTCGTAATCTACTGGCAACAATTTGAAAATTGCTTGCGCTAAAATTGTTTTTGGTGCTAAATCCCAAACTTGTGCGTCCTTTGTAGTTCCTTTTGTGTGGCGACCTGCACGACCAGTTGTTTCATCTTCTGCTAAAGTATTTACTGGAACCTTAATTGCTTTTAAGCCAGTTTTGTTTAACAAAGAAAATAATGTTCCTGCCTTATTGATATTATCAATAATTGCAGTTGATATAGCTGCAGGTAATAAAACGCCATCTGGGTCGATATCGTTTTTGATTTCTGTTTTACAAACCTTAGCCCAATTCTCTTTGTAAGTATCGCGACTAGAGTTTTTAATTACGTTGTAAAAATCAGTTAAAGATTTTTTAGTTTTTAAATATTCGTTAGTATTTTTCATAGTGAATTTATTATTAATCATATTTTGCATTTCTGCTATTTGTGCTACAGTTGCAAGTCCCGACATTTTTTCTTCAACTAAAGAGATTAAATCATCTTTAGAAATTTCTGCCTCTGCAGATTCTGCCTCTGCAATAGCTGCCTCAAATGCTGCCATCACTTCTGTTTTGGTTTCAGCACTTAAAGAGTTTTTTAATTCTTTAAAAAGTGCAACAAGTTTTGTATTTTTTTTCATTGTTGTTGTTTTTATGTTTTTAATTGTCGTAAAAATAAATACTAATTTATACTTTTATTTAAAATTAAAAATAAAAGTTTTTTTCGTGGTTTCTTTAACCTCAAATTTGTTTTTAAGTTGCTGCAAAGTTGCTTTTGCTCTAAGGTCTGCACCCTGCGAAACCAGAGATACATTCATTAACACCGCCTCGTCCACAATAAACGCCTCTTTCTCGTTATTCCAACTGCCTTGCGTTGCCCAACCGTAAGTACTAAAGCACGGATAAATTCCTGCCTCAATCTTTGGTACAACCTCATTGATTATGTATGGCGTTTTAACCAATTCTGCAGAACCCCATAAGTAAGTATCTCCGTCCTCAAACTCGATAAATTTACCAATAGTTTCAGCATCCGAATCGTTGTGGTTTAATACCAATGGAATAGCAGAATTATTTTCTTTCACTTTTTTTAAGTGTTTAGAAAAACAACCTTTGTTGTCTATTTCGTAATTCTCGTTTCTAACTCCATAATGCGACACATCACCCTTGATGATATATTTCAAAGTTGTTGCATCTTCTCCAGACTTAACAAATTTGTAAGTCGTTGCGTTGTTTATTTTAAATAGTTGTTCCATTGTTTGTAATTATTTTTTCAAATGTGTAATTTACTTTAATAGGTTTTGTAAAGAAAATCTGACTGGCAATATCAAATAATTTATTCGCATAAGCTTTGCAGGTTAAATCGATTAATTCATTCATTGCCTCTTTTCTATTTGCATAGGTGCTTTGTCCCGATAGTGCAACTAATTCATAAGGTACTTTGTGATAGCCTGCTAGAATCTTAACTGCATTCTCTAATTTTTGTGTTAGTTCAAGATCCTTGATGGGTAAATTAATTTGTTGGAATTTAGTTGGGGTTTGAGTCATTAAGATAGACCACTTACCAACCTTTAAACCATACTTTTCACGCCATTCAGTTTGTAACTTTTCACGTTCCTTTTCCCCTAAATTTGACATCACTCCAGATACACTTTCGGGACTTAAAATACCCATTGCACCTAAATTTTCTGTAGTGCAATTTATTGCATTCATCAAATTATCAATGTGAGCAAACATATCCTTGCAAGTTTCTGCATCTGTTTTGCCAAACATTTTATAGGTTTCCGAATAGGTAATAAAAACACGGTAACCCTCAAACTCTTTATCTAAAGTTATTGAGCCATCCGTTTCTATTTTATACTTGTTTTCCTTTAATAGCTTGACGTGTTGTGTATCAAATTTAACAACGAATACTGCCATACCATTAAAGTATAAGGCTTTGTAAAAGTCCCCAAAATTCTTTTCAAAAATGATTTTTAGATTAGCCTGCAATAATGTTAATTCAGTTCCTTGCATCGTCCAAACAATACCGCTCATTGCATCAATGATCTTCTGGATTAATTGATACAAAATTACATCGGCAAATTTATAATTAGTCAATAAGTTTAGATTGCCAAACATATTGCCTCCAACTATTAATGCCTTTGAATCTCCAGATACTATTGCAGTACTGGTATTTCTAATAGTTATTTTATATTTTCCGAAACCTATATCCATTCGTTCAAAATTCCCTCAATTTTGCCTACACATTCTAAACGGTAGGCAGTTAATAAATCTGTAATGTCTGTATCGCTTGGAGTGATGTTGTAAACTCTAAGCATAGTATCAATATCTTCTAAATATAACAACGCTGTTTTTCTGTATCTGCTAACTTGCTCTAATATACTGGAAAATTCTGGAGTTCTGGAATAATTATCCGTTTTATCTTTTGCTCCAAACCGGGTTACTACAGTTTGATTAATTAATAAATCACAATAAGCTAATAGTGCAATCGTTTTATTTAATCCATTAATGTAATATTCTTTTCCGTCCTCGTCCTCGTAAAAGCCACCGTCAACAATTAAATCCGCAAAGGTATTAGTTGGTGATGCAATAGTGTTTTTTAAAATGAAAGTATAAACATCGTCTTTGAAATATTTTTTTACATACGACATTTCAACGGCCTCGATAGCTGCAGTTATTGTTTCGTCCCTTTTGTGAAAGGAAACGTCCATTAATAATTTTAAATCACTTATGCTTAGAATTGTCATAACTTTGTTTTGCTTTACCGATTACCACTAAAATAACTAAAGCTACAATTACTGTAGCTATTCCCGTTGCATATCCAAATATAAAACTCATTTTCTTTTAATGTATTTCGAGTGATACGGATAAACTCTAATAAGCCATTCCGCTAACTCATCTGTAATAGTGTTATTATTTATTCTTGCGCCTCTTATTGTAACGTCTTTGTCACCGATAACTACATACTGGCAGTTTAAATTTTCAACTACAATAAGGCTTTTTTTAACCTCAATTAGTAATCTAATTATTTGGTCGGCATAACAATTCTGACAATTCTTTCGCTTTACAAAATCAATTTTCAAATCTAATGATAAATTTTCAATATCTTTCTTGTCCTGCTTAGATAAACTAAAAGCCCTTAATTGCAGGGCTTTCAGATTATCAAATATGTCTTGGTTGTTCACTAAGAAGTTGCAACGTTTGTTAACGCCTCAAATTGTGCTAAAGTTGTAGCGTAATCAGTATTGTACAAGAAGTGTCCTGCTTTAGGGTGCAATTCCTCCGTTAATACTACAGACCAACCACCGTCAGTATCTGCAGAATATTTATCATTCTCGATAGCAGTTGCACGTAATCCTTTCTCAAATCCAAATACTTGGAAAACAGAATCGCTTGGCGTACTTGCTTTGTCCGTGTTGTTATATTTATTTTGGATAACTACAACATACGTTCCGTTTGCTAAACCATCGATAATGTCAGCAGTTACGTCTGGATCATTATTTAAAACGGTAAAAGCTACCTCTGAATTAAATTTGTTTGAATTTACTCCGGTTGCCATTGAAATTTTTGTACCGTTAAATGGCGTGTTGCTTGGGATATAAATAGAATAGGCTTTTTTACCAACCTTTACTGCTAAATCCTCAATAACATTTTTGCGAGTTCCGTTTTTAACAACGTTTGCAAAATCAACATCGTCACGGTTTAATATCATACCAACCGATTCAATACCAGTTAAAATCGGATTATCACAACTAGGTGAAATATTTTCGCTCACTAATGAGCCACATAAAGTAATTGCCATTTTCTTTTTTTTTAAGTTTGATGTAAAAATAAATACTAATTTATACTATTATTTACTATTTTTGGATTATGAAATTATCAATCTTAGTTTGCGGAGTTCACTCCAGAATTGTCAACGGTAAAGCCATTGAATTATTAAACGAATTAAATCGACAAGTAGAGGGGATAGAAGATGTTGAGGTGCTTTATTTGTACGACAACAAAAAGCGTATGCTAGGAACAAAAAGGAATGATTTAGTCGAAATTGCTGCAGGTGACTACATAACTTTTATTGATGATGATGATAAAATAAGCCTAAATTATGTTTCTGCAATAGTTAAGGCCATTGACGAAAATAGAGTTGATGTGATTAATTTTATTGTGGACGTTTCCCTAAATGATGGTCCGTACAAACCCTGCCATTATAGTATCTCAAATTCAATAGACTTCAATACTGCAGACGGATATTTTAGGCTGCCAAACCACATAATGTGTGTTAAACGAGAACTGGCACTCCAGGTTAAGTACAAAGATATTCTTTATGGTGAGGATTCGGATTACAGTAAACGATTGGCGCCATTAATCAAAACAGAATTAAATTTAAGCGAAACATTGTACTACTACAATTATCATCAAGCCACTACAGAAACCCAACAACACTTAAAAAACAAAAGAAGATGAAAATAGACATTGTAATTTTATCCTATGCTAAAACTGACAAGCACTACCAACTAACTGCTAATTGTTTGAATAGCTTATTGAATTCTAAAGGTTCTGAAAACTTTAAAATAATTGTAGTTGAAAGCCAAAAAGGCGTTTTCTATAATCAATTTTATTGCGTAAGTACAATTCATTTGGATAAGCCATTTAACTACAATGGTTTTGCAAACGTTGGTATTAGTGAATACAAAAATGAATTAATCGGAGTGTTTAATAATGATGTTATTTTTGATGAAAACTGGTTTGAAGAAATCCTAAAACACTACCAAAGCCAAGATCTATTTTCCTGCTCCCCTATCAGCCATACCTCACAAAGTCAAAGGCAATGGTTTAGAACTACTGAGCCAGTTGTCGGTTACGGAATAGCAAAAGAGTTATCCGGTTGGGCAATCGTTTTTACTCGCAAGCTTTGGGATAAACTCGGAGGCCTTGACGATTGTTGTACTTTTTGGTGTTCCGATGATGCATATCGTGAACAGTTAAAGGCTATTAATGTGGAGCACCTACTTATACCTACCTCAATAGTAAATCACGTTGACAATGGCAGCAATACGCTAAAAACAGTGGATTCTGAAACTAATTACCAACTAACTATGGCACAAGCCAAAGTATTTAATAAAAAATTCAATGCAAATAAATTCAATCTTAATAAATCTTCCTAAACGAACAGAACGTTTAGAGCATTCCAGAAAAGAACTGACTAAATTTTTTGGTGAATTTAAAACTGTAATTTGTAAAGCAGTAAACAATTTAGAAAATACAACCTTGGCAATTAGAGAAAGCCATAAAAAATGTATTAGGTTTGCAAGTGAAACACTACAAAAAAACATTCTAATTATTGAAGATGATATCTGTTTGCGAGAAAATTCAAAGCCGTACTTTGATGAATTACTGGAAAATTTACCGAGTGATTTTGATGTTTTAATTTTTGGCTGCTATTCTGGAAAAGTAATTGATACAGATGATAAATACTGGAACAAAATACAAAAGTTTGCAGGCTGCCATTTTTATATCGTAAACGAAAGGGCTTATCAAACTCTAATTGATTACAATGGTACGGAACCCATAGACCACTACATAGGAAAAAACTTAAACGTTTATATTTCTAAAAAGCATTTCGCTTATCAGTTGGACGGTTGGAGTGATAACGCCAAGTGCGTTACAAAATACAACCAAACAAATTTATCCCTTTACAAAAAATACTTTTTATGAAAAAAACATTTATAGAATGGTTACATTATATCTCAAATGTAAAATGTGTTGTTACTGAGATACAATGTGGAAAAACAAACCACATTATACATTGCAAAGTTTTCCCAATTAAAATTAATATAGTTCGAGAATAAAGAATTCTGCAAAGTCACCGTTTTTTGCAATCTCAATTATACCGTAATATTTACCAAATGGTTTTATGTAAACCGTTCCTTTAGGGTTTATACGCTTAAACTCTATATCAGTAATACTTGTATCAACCTTTAGTAGTCTGACTGTTCCTGCAAGTGCTAACGCCTCTAAATCAGCCCAAAAGTCAGTCCAAAACGCTGAGAAAATAAATACCATATCCAACACAGAAGTATTAAAAAATATCCTGCTATTTGCTGAATCATTATAAAGTAAATGTAATGGTTGCTCCGTGTATTGAGTCCAAATTTGTCCGCTTGGAAAAGTATGTTCAACTGCAACACAATTACCATCGTATGTTCCACCGCTTTGAGTATTTGAAGTACTAAATACTGAATCAATAAAAGTTTTACTGGCAACTAATTTAGGGTTTGAAACTGATATAGTGTAATCTGAATCTATTGGAGTATCAGATAAATATTTGAAAATATTTATTTGACCTAACTTTGAATAAATGTATTTCGCATCGTATGTTATCTCTTTTATTTTCGTAATGTGTTTTGTTATATCATAAGCAGATGAATTTTCTTTTGTTCTTTCAGCAAAATAAAAAGTATCACTATTTACATCGTAAGTTAATTGGCTGCAGGTAAGACCTAAAGCTTGATTAATAAATTCACCAACAGTCAAATCAATGCAAGTAGGTATATGATACATACTAGGAAAATATAAAGGATTTGTTATACCCTCATAAGCAGTATCTGGAGATACAGATAAAGAAACCTTAAACATATCATCATCAATAGAAGTGCTAAATCCAAACCAGTCCCCCTCCTCAGCTATAATTGTAGCAGACATATTTCCACTAACTGTAAAAAGCGTATGCCAAGTTTCATCAGATGCTTTCCATTGTCTTAAAATTGCTCTGCCTCCAGTACCTAAAACAAAATCAGAAATAGTAAGTGTTCCGCTGCAGGATGCAAAACATTTGAATCTATAAATTTGTTGTATGGCAGTAAAGTCAGTATAAAAAGAATCTTCACCATCAGTTGTATCAATCCAAGTTTTAAAATAATAACTATTGTTACCAAAAGACGGAGTTGTTGGGCTTGTTCCAGTATTTTCTGGAGTAGCATAAAATCTTGCAGCATTTAAATTAAGCATATAAACATAAGCACCACAATCCACCTGCATTTCAAATACGTTGTTTAAATAATTATCGTATTCTTTATTCGGACGGATAAGCAATGATTGAAAAAAATCATTTTTTAAAGTTGGAATATTTACATTTATACCTAATTCTGTAAAAACCAAATCCAATAAATAATTAAAATTAATCATAGGATGCTGATACGAATAATATTTAGTGCTGCTTATACCAACATCACCGCCTCCATCGTTATACAATAGATATCCATAAGTGTCTGCTTTGCCAGTAGTATAAGTTTTATCCATTAATGAATGATTGTAATTCCAATTTAATGAATTAAAATCTTTCAATAGCACCCCTAATTTTGTTGTATCATTTAATATTGCACCAATAATATCAAAGTTATCCCAGGTTAAAGCACACTCATAAGAATCAGTAGTGCTTAGTAAAATTAAATTAGCTTTACTAATTAATACAACGCCATTGCTTGACACATCGCAAGTATGTGTTTCGTAAGGGAAATCAGATTTATAGGTTAAAGAATTTGTTCGTCTAAACACTAAATCATTAGCATAGGTAAAAGGAAATTTAACAGTTAAAGAATAATTATTTTTCTTTGTATCTGTTGTTTCCAGTCCTCTATAAATCCTAGTAAACGAGATATTTTTATCAATATCTAATTTCTTTCCGTCTATTACAAATGTAAGTTTACTCATTGCTTGATTGAAGTAATAAATTTAAAGATACGTCGAATAAAGTTTCTTTCTCAATAATACTGAAAGTATTTGTGTTAACCTTTACTGGAATCCAAACACTATTTATATCATCGTACAAATGAACGTGGTCTGAGGAAATGATATCACTAAAATCATTTGCAATTTCCTTTGAAAAGTTTTCTCTAAAAACATTTATAGATTGAGCCTCACCCTTTTTTATTTCAGCAAAAGTGCTATTAAATTCCGTGTAATTATATTCCAAGAAAGGTAATTTTATTCCTGCAGTAGATCCTATGTTTTCAGACTTTAAATAAACATAATAATTTCTCCACATTCCGAAACGGTTTAAATATCTTAACCCAATTCTTTTTTCTATTCCCTCGCACTCTTGGTTTAATTCAATTTTATGTATCTCGTAATCTTTTATTTGTATGCCAGTAATGCTTAATCCGTGTGAGCCAAAGCCTCCAGTATCAGCATCCATATAGGCAACTAATTTTAATACGCCTCCTGCTCCACAAACAACACTTACATTTGTAGTTCCTACTCCAGTAATTGCAGTACTTAAATTACCTCCTAAATCTGCTTTTATCCAATATGGATTTCCACTTGGATTATTAACTGCATCAATAGTTACCCAAATAGAATAAGAAACTCCCTCAACAAATGTTCCTCCACTATATTGAATCTCAAACGTATTACCACAACTTTCATCTGGAATAACAAGCACTAATTTATTTGCTGCAGTAACTCCGAATGAAGATGCGCAACTTGGAAAAGAATCTGTAGTCCAATAATTATTCCCACTCATAAAATTGAACGATGGGTTGTAAACAAAATTACTAATTATGTAAAAAAGGTATTTAATCTCTCCAACTACATCACCTGCATTTATGTGTACCAATCCACTATAAGAATCAATAAACTGTTCCGAATCATCTGACATTATAGCTGAAACATCAGATGCGTATTTAAAATAATAATCTATTAATGATAACCCAATAGTCTGGTCGTAATCAAATGTTGTTATGTTTTGTAATTCACCTAGCTTATCAAAAATTCTTCTCTTACCAAAAATAACTGTATCAATATCAAAATCAAAAGTGTCTAATAAAGACGTGTTGTTGTATAATTTTACAGAGCAATTAAATGGCTGAGTAGTATCAAATATTGTGTGATAAACTCTTGCAAAAAGTAAATCTAAAATATCTGACATAGAAAATTCAATACTTGAAGTTAGAAAATATAAATTTTCATTGTAGGTATATCCACCTAAAACATAAGTTATTTCAACGTGTGTTGCGGTTGTATTTTTTGTAATTGCAATCCTATTAAGATCTCCAGAAAAAACTAAATTATCTGGATAGTCTATTGTAAATGTGGATGCGTCTGTAAAGGTTCTCATATTATAATTCTTTTAATGAAACGTATCTATCGTTTGCAGCGTGAAATTCTTTCAAAGTTAATATATTTGGTGGTATCATTGCTGCACCTTTTGCAAAAGCACGAGCCAACATATCTTCACCTGCTAATTGATTACTAACTTGTTGTTGACCGAAACCAACACCTCCTCCTGCTTGGTTTAAGGCACTTAATAATGGCGAGAACATTGCAGTACTATTTGCATTTAAAACGCTTTCTCCATTGCTCAATTTAGCGTCAATAGAGTCACTTGTTCCGCTGCCAGGTCCGCTAACTAAACCTCCAGATGCAAATGCAGGTTTTTTTGGCATTGGTTCAAATGCTTTTCTTGCTGCGCTTATTGTACTGATTACAGATGCAGAACCTGCAGCAATGGCTGCTAAATAATCGTAAATAGTTACTGATGATTTACTGGCAGTCTTAACTACTCCTGCAATTCCCTCTGCCAATGAAACACCAATATTGAAAATAGCAATAGCCTTTGCGAATTCTGCAGCTTGCTCTGAATCGTCAGACATTGAAGATAATATTGAATTTAATAAAGTTCCAATACTTCGCATAGTTGATGTAAAAGCCTCTAGTTTCATTACTTGGGCATTAATAACTTGCTGCTCCGAATTGATAACATCTTGGTTAGCCTTTGCAACCATAATTGCATAATCTTGTTGGCTTAACTTTAATGCTGCCTTTGTTTCAGCATCCATATTTATTACGGATAACTGATAAGCTTTTGCTTTTTCTAATTCCAATAAAGCCTGCTCATCTTCAAATAAACCATTGTTTTGAGCATTAAGAATTTTTAATTGAAATTCTTTTTCTAAATCACTCTGTAATTTATTATACTTTTCTGCAGTTGCTGCATCTTTTAACGCTTGCGAATCTTTCAGAAATTTATCTTCAATGGCTAATCTTTGAACATTAGTTAAATTCTCATTTAATAATTCAGCATCACGCTGCAGGGTAAGTTTACCAATCTTTAAATTTAATTCAGCTTGTGTTCCCTTTTCAGCTAATTGTAATTTTGCCTCGTATTCCTTTGTCTTGGCGTCAATCTCTTTTTTGATATTGGCATCTAAAGACTTTTCGGTCAACTCATTTACCTTATCGTTTAGGATATTATTATTCTGGATAATAGTATCACTAATCGCTTGCTTTGCCTTTGCAGTTAAATTCTTTTCTGTATCTAATCGTAATTGTAAATCTTCATTTGCACGTTTAGTTTTAGTTTCTTCTGCTAAGATCTGACGTTGGTAATCATCTTTTATTTGTTGGATAACTAAATCCTCCAGTTGTCTGATAGCAGCCTTTTCCTTACTTAACTTTTCATCGTGTATCTGTTTCCACTTTTCATAATTAGCTTGTTGTTCCGCTGCCAATTCATTTTCGGCTGCAGCTAATTTTTTATTAATCTCTTTTTTACCGTCAAAATATTCTCGTTCCGCATTTAAAGAACGAACCTTTGCAGCTGCAATTTTATCTGCAGTTTCATCGCTAGTATCACTTTCGTTTTTAGCTAATGTTTCAATAATTCTTAAATTCTCATCTGCTAATTTTTTCTTATCAATTAAATCCTGCTCATCTAATTTACTGGCATCTTTCAAAAAAGCTATTCTTTGTTCGGCATTATTCTTTTCCTTATCCATAACCTCCGCCATTAATTCAGAACGCTTAACAGCCCTCTTTGCAGTGTTAACACTAAAGTTTCTTTCTGCCTCCTCTAAATCATCTTGCGCTCTTACTAATTCCATTGCTGCCTTTGCCGCATCAGCCATTCCAGTTTTAATACCAAAGAACCCTGCAATAGCATCGATTGCACCTGCAGTTGCCTCTGCCATAAAATGAACTACCTCCGCAATAGCACCTGCCAAGAAACTTGCAGCTTTACCAATGGCATCGAATATAGGTTGTAAGATTGCAAACGATTCTGACATTTTTGTACTTGCCTCATCATTCAATGAAAATCCTTTTTTCAATAACATAAAGGCAGCAACGATTGCACCTACAACCGCCGCAATAATTATGATAGGTGGAGTTAAAAATACAGTACCTAACGCCCTTGCTCCAGATGCTATTGAGCCAAATGCTCCAGTAGATGCCTTGGCTGCAGTACCAGAAGTGGTTGCCAAATTGGTTAAACTTCCAGATGCCTTTCCTGCAAATCCCTCAATGGAACCCATTGCCTCACCACTTTGCGCTATGTTTGAACTCATATCCGCAACACTTTCAGAAACACCACTTGCCTTTGCTGCAAAACCTCCGAAAGATGAAATCATTCCTCCTAATTTTGGACTTACAACACTAACCTGGTCGGACATTTTTCCTAAGAAACCAGTAACTTGATTCATTCCTGCTCCTGCCTTACTCATTCCCTCGGGATAGTTTCCTATTTGCCTCTGAAACCTACCAGTTGCCTGCTCTGCCTCGTTTAATTGTTCAACGGTATCTGCAATACTCTTTTGTAATTCTTGTCCCTTGGCGCTTTCCCTTTCAGCTTTACTTAAATTATCAAACTCTTTTATGTTGTTGGATAACTGCGCTCTCATTGCTGCCAAGCTATCCGTGTTATCCTTTTGGGTTTTAATGTTGTTTCTTAATTCCTTTTCGTTTTGACGGATAGATTCTTTCTGGGTATCAATGGCAACCTTTACTGCAGTAGATTTTTTACTGTATTCTTCTTCGGTAATGGTTCCTGCCTTACGAGCCTTTGTCAATTCGATTTGCGTTTGCTTTAAACGCTCAATGCTTTGTTGGTTTTCAAAAATAGTTTTGGCTGCAGCCTCATTTGAAACTACAATCTCGATTAATATTTCTTCTTTCTCTTGTGCCATTACTTCCTAATGTTTGATTTAATTTGTGCAATCACTTCCGATGCCAAGCGTTTTTTAATATTGCCAACGGTAGTTTCTATTTCTTGACTGTAAATATCGGAACGCCCTCCCCTTTGATGCAACCCAGTTCCTTTGCTTTTAATGTTACTTGCAATAGCACCTGCAGCCATAATTAGCGACCGTTCTGGAACGCTATATTTAGGTTGCCAGTTAGCAGATGGTTTTCGTTTATAAGGCAACTGAGTGACTGCAATTCCCTTGTCTAAAATCCATTGTTTGATAATCTGATTAAAGCCTTTTGGAACACCGCCTGCAGGTCTGCCTATTTCAACACCCTTAAAATATCTTCTGGAAAACACTACTACTCCAAATTCCGTTTCCTCAATCCTCATAGATTTAGCAGTACGACCACTTGCACTCGTTCCAGTACTATCCAAATTATTGGCAATCCTACCAATCATTTGAGTTAATTCGTCCTTAACTATCTCTTTTTCAGTCACGATATAAAAATAAATAAAATAGTTAACTAATATTAAAGTAATTGGCACGGACGGCATAGTCAATGGCGTACCTTGCGCTATCAATACCGTGGTTATCCTTTTCCGAAAATGAATCATCTACAAATTCATAGCTGCTAAATTCTTTCATTGCGTGTTCACCACAAACAACAATAGGATAAGTGTTCAATAATTCTACTCCAGTTTTAATTGAGTTTGGTCCCTTTGTGGCCTTGACTAAAGTCAGACCGGTTAACTGAAATATGTTTGACATTCTAGCATCACCTCCGCCTCCGAAGTCACAAATTATTGGGTTACTGGCATCACAATATTCTTTCAGTATTTCGGATAACTGGAAGTCGTTTAGTTGGTTTTGATACAGTAGGTATCTGATATAAATAACTCCAAGCACCATTGACATTTCAATCAAAGCGCAAGGATCTTGACTGAAACCAAAATCCAAACCGTAAAGCTTGCGACTATGTTTGGTTAAACTTTCGTATTCAGCAACGGTACATTCTGATAGCCTGCCAAATACATTGCCTCGCATATCTCCATACTCGCCTAAATAGAACACGGAATAAAGGTACTTGTCGTAAGCAGATGCATTTGGTAGTTCCGCTCTATGTTTTATAGCTGCAAAGTTTTCCTTTTGGGATTCTGCTAAATATGGGTTGTCTTTCCAAGTGGTTTTTAATAGGTTGCTGCCAGACGTATATTCGTCAATCCAAAATCGTTTTGTAGGGTTAAAATCCACAATCGTTTGAATCCTGGTTCTCATAATTAATTGTTGAACAACTTTATATTCCAAGTCATTACATTCGTTTAGGTAAAGGAAATCCCTCTCCGCTCCCTTGGCATCGTTTTCATTTTCAAAGGAACGAAATAAGAAAGAGGCGTTTTTTATTTTTACGCTAAAGGGTGAGCGAATAATGGTATATCCATTTGCTATTTCCCGAAAGGAATTGACCGCTCCGTCACGTAAAAAAGGAATAGAACGACCAACAACAGTACATTCAAATTTGATGCCCATTTGAGCCATAAAGAATAACCATTGAAGTCCCGAATAAGTTTTGCCAGACCTTGAACTTCCAACTAATCCTACAAATCTTTCTTTGGCATTCTGTTTAAAGTGTCTGAAATATATTGGGATTATTTGCACCTAGTTTTTCTATTCTTTGGATAGCGTTTTGTGTTGATGTGGTTGTAAATGTCAACTATAGAGTTGTAGTGGATTGATACTGGTTTCTTTTTAACCTTTATCCGTTCCACTTTAACAATATTGTAAATCAAATTATTGAAGTGACTGGAGCCAATTTTATGCCTGCCTTTGGATTTCAATTCCGCATTTATACAAACTAAAGCCTCAGCTATTGTATAAGGTTCTATTGGTAAATCTGATTTAAGCATTGGTAATTTTTTCAATAAATTCATCGTAATTTAAAGCAACTGTATGGTCCACAATCTGAGTAGATTTTCCATAAGCCCTATCAAGTAAAGCCTCTGCAGCCCGAACATCACCTTTAGATGCCTTAGCACGTAAAGCCATTAGGATAGCCTTAGCTGCAGAAACTCCGTCCTTTTCCTCACCCAATACCTCTGCCAGTAAAGTATCTATTGCAGGAATCTTCGGGGGTTGTCCCTTTATATTTCTTCGTGGATCAAATCCCTTTTTGAAAGGAACCAGATGCTTTAGATTATCTTTATTAGCCATTGGTATTTTTATTTAGGTTGCCAAGCGGTTGAAAAACCTTTATCGTTAAACACATCACTTTTTGGTATTCCTGCACGGAACAATAATCGTACAACTTCCTCTTTCTCCATCATTAATCGTTTCATAATCTCGTCACCGCTTAATCCCTGCTTTACCATATCCGTAACAATATTACTCATTTCTAAAACACCGTGTGTTCCTCTTGCACGGTTGTGACGGATTGTAGCCATTTGTTGTTGTGCCGCATCTTTCGGATGCACCATTACAGTAGGTACTTTGCCATCTGTCAACTCAAAAATTTCTTTGTGTCCCGAAACCGTCCAACGGTGAAAGCCATCTACAATCGTAAAGTCTGGGTTTATAACAATAGGCTGAGTCCATCCGTCCTCTAAGATAGAGATTTTTAATAACTTTAATTCTGGAGGTGCAACCTTATTCGGGTTGTAATTGTTTGGCTTTAATAGGTTTCTATCAATCCAACTGATTTCATTTAATGGTTGTGGTTTCATTTTATTTGTATTTAATTTCTAATTCTGAATGGTCGATTATGTTTTTTCCTCCACCGTGTATTCTTCTTTCTGTATTCATAAGAAAAGCAATTTCCTCGCGTTCAATTTCGGTTGGCGCCTCCAGGTTCAATAACTTTTCCAGATACTGGTCCCTTAAATTTAATTTACGTTTCAAAAAATCTCCTGCCTCTTTTGACGGTGATGGATATCTATAGTTGGCATTGTCGTTTATGATAGCTTTGTTTAAAACTTGAACACACTTTATTGGTCTCCCCATTTCCCAATACTCAAATCCCTCCAACTCCAAATACAAATACTGCTTTGAATAAAACTTTTTAAGTGTTGAATTTTCTCTACAGAATTTTAAAAAAGCCTCAAAGTCTGCATCGTTATTGACTAATGTTCTGGTAGTGTACCAATGTGGATAAGTTTCCGAATAACTTTTAGCCTCTTTAAATTGGCAGCTATTGATAAATTCTATTGCTTGTTCTCTATTCATTACTTATACAATTTAATTGCCTCCTCTAATGTAATACCCAATCTTTCTCTTTCCTTTGCAGCTTGTGTATTCATCATTCCACCTTGACGACCTTTGAAATCTCCTCTGATAGCAATGGTACAAAGCCACTTCCAACTAATTCCAGAAATAGGGTTTGGAGTTTCTTCATCCACTTTCATTTTAGATTTTTTGAAATGGCCTTGGATATATTTATTGATGGTGTCCTGCACTTCCTTTTTTGAATCGTGATCGTAACTGTCAATAATAATTTTAATGTATTCAGACCATTGCATATTTTCTGGTTTCGATTTTGCAGATGCGTACAATTCTGTATTACCATAACGCCAAGCGGTCGATACACCTTGCACCCTTGCAATCATCTTATGCCACATTTCTGGAAAACATTCCGAATAAACCCACAACCCTCTTAATGGTTCTTCGCCATAAGGCGGACAAACACGTTGGTGCAAGAAGTCACCAAACAATTTTGTCTGATTAAATACATCGTACGTTCTGTTATAATCCCAACCGAATTTATGTACTGCCAACCACACGTCCTCGCTACTCCAGTCGTAGATAGGAAAACAACGGTACTGGTTTTGTCCTGCCTCTGCAGTTGAATTTATGTAAGCATCATTTTTCTTTTTGGATATAACCTGGTATCTTCTCAAACTTTCTTGCGTTCTAATTCCAGTAAGCATTGCAATACGCCCTTGGTTTCTTTCGTATAAGTACGGACTGAATTCTTGGAACGACATTCCTTTTTTAAATTTCGGATGCGAAGTAATTAGGTTGACGCCAGTAGGTAGTTCCCTTACCCACAAATCTTTTTTATCCTCATCCCAAGTGTACCAAAATGGTTCTTCATTCGAGCAAGCGTTTCTGTGTTTGAATTCTAAGCAGTACCATTCCAAATCGATTTCTGGATTTTCAGCAACACGCTTAACGTATTCGATTGTTGGAGGATGGATAGCCTCCTCATCAAAGAACACAACTTTCAAAGGTAATTTGTTTTTCTCGCGAGCAACTTTCAATGCGCAATTTAAAACTGCAGTACTATCCTTACCTCCAGAAAACGACACAACAACTTTGTCAAAAGAATCATATAGGTAGCTAATTCTTTTTATTGCCTCATCGTAAACGTTGGTATCGATGTACTCTTTTTTTCTTACGTGTGCCATAATTATTTTGTTCTAATTGTATCAATAGAATTTGCTGAAATACCTTTTACAATGGTTCTGTTAATCATTGGATGGTTTTCATCTTGTGGACCGAAGTCTGAATCTGGATGGAAAGCAATAACGTCCATTCCCTCCTCTTGTGTATAAAAGCAATGGTTGCCTATTTCGTAAACATTGCCGTCCTCTGCTTTTTCAAAACTTACTCCATCCCATTCTTTGATTACGAAAATCATTCCCTCCTGTAAAGGAAGATTGCCAAACGGAGTAACGCAAATACCTTTACCTCTTGCAACAATTCCTATTCTATGGCTTGGGTGAGTATGTGGCGTTTGCTCAATGTTTGTAGGGAAATGCAAATGATTAAAGCAAGGGTCACCAAGTTTAACTGGAGGAATTAATAAACTGTCGGTGCAACCGTCAATATAATTTAATCTTCCGCTTTCTTCTATTGGACCGCCAATGGTATAAACTGCCTTGTACTTATTTTTTGGATAAATACCTTTGTCCTGCAGAACCTCAATTAAAATAACTTTGCTTTCGCAAGACGGATTAATAATAAATTCACCTGCTATTGAAAAATACATACCCTTAGACACACTTCCTTTCGGTCTGCCGTCAGATATAATCTCAGTAGTTCCAGAATACACAAAACCATAATACGAACTGTTAGGCTTTGATTCAAACCCGATGCCGTTTAATACGTTGTAATATTTTATAGGATATTTTTCATTGGTGCTATCATCAAATAACAAACCTACCTCATCATTTTTAAAGTTGATGAAACTTGCGTTTTCTCTGTTTTTCATATTATTTTTTATTGTAAACTCTTAATATTTCCATCAATGCATCTTCCTGCTTTTCAAATAGGAATTCGTTTTTAACTTTATTTAAAGTGTCGAGTAAATCCAATTTGTTTTCGTGTAACATAATCAGTTCGAATGTGGAGTAGTTGTCGTCTGTAGTTCTGGGACTATTATCCTTTTCCTTTTCCTCTTTTGTAGCTTTGGCAGTTGAATCAAAATTCATATCCTCCAGGTTCGTTTGCCATACCTGCAATCCCCAATCTTTCAGATCTTCACTATCCCAATTATTTGCCAATGCATCCCAATCCCATTCACCTCCTGCAACATTGTCCTTAATCAGAAACTCATTTTGTTTCTCTTGCGACATACCAACTAATTTGATTACTGGCACCTCAGTTATTCCTGCCTCGAGGCAAGCACGGTACCGCATATTGCCACCAATAATGATTCCGTCCTCGTTTACAACAATAGGGCGGATTTCTAGCATTTCTGGAAAGTCAGTTACACTTTGAACAAGTGATTTAAACTTGTCGTCTTTAATAATTCGGGGATTGTTTTCGTTTGGTTTTATCGAAGATATTTTAACCAATACAGTTTTAAATTTACTCATTTTTCAGATTTAATTTACACAGTTGTTACACAGTAACAAAGGCAAATATAATCAAATTTTGTAAATTCTAACTTTTTTTAAGAATTTTTTATGGTTTCCTATGTAGCAGGAAATCCATAACCTCCAGATACCAACAAAGGTAAACTGGAGATAGGATTATGTGAGATATAAATATTAATATTTTCATTTCTATTTGTTTTTAACTACCGATAACAGTCACTAAGTGCAATTAAAACTGCACCTAGTTTTTTGTTACCACTCATTTTGCTTTTGCCAACGCACGCTCCCGTTTGTAATTAATGTAAGCATAAACAAGTGATTCCATTGCTTCTACGCTCATTTGTATTTGAGTTTCTCTTATTTTACCTCTATGGCATTTATGCCCACAGGCTGGTTTATCGGCTTCTGCATCCGCAAAGTCAAATCGTATCATTGTTTTTTTATCGGTTTCTTTGAATGAAATCCGTTTGTTATGAAGCCTTATTGTCGCTCCATCTGCATAATTTATTATTGTACTTTTTTTCATCTTGTTTATTAATTTTAGTTTATAATCCACCCACGCAAAACGAAGTGGTAACACGGGCTAAAAGTGCATTAAAACGACACTTTAGCCCGATGCCGTTATGTTCAATTAAATATTTAATAAATAAAAAGCCTACGCACTTTTAAATTCAGTCAATGCGTCCTTTATTGCTTTCTCTGCTTTCTCAATTTTATGCACTTCGCTCGGCAAATCACCTTTAACCCTTGCAAATAAATTACGCATTTCATTTTCATGTGGTTGCAAGTATGCCTTTCCCATGTGTTCATAAAACACTTTCAAAAAAGGTTCTACACCATAACCAACTATGGCATCTAAGGCTTGTGCTTCGCCTTTTGTTAAAGTAAATTTTATTGTAAATTCCACTTGTGCCTTTGCATTTCCTACTATTTTTTCCATCGCTTTTTTTATTTATTAAATTTTTGTTTTAGTTCTTCGTAGTAACATTTTCGGTTAATAATCGCCCTTCGCCAAGCCTGATAACGTTAGCAGAAATAAAAAAATACTACAATATTTACTAATATTAAAAATCCTGCTATTAATAATATTATCCACCAACAGTTTTTACATTTTTTAGTCGGTTTCCAATCGTAATCATGTGGCATTTCAGCGTGTAGTCCCATTTTCATAATCCGTATTTTTTTACTATCTGCTAACAGCGTATATACAAGATACGCCTACAAGCATTTGTTTATAATTTGAAATTTTCGTTAAGGCGTACCTCGTATATACGCAAAACGTTATAGGTAAGTTAAATAAATTCTCCGTTCCTATAAAAATTATTCGTTAAAATTCTCATGTTTGATTTTGAATTTCTATGTTTTAGTTTTTCCCAAACACGAATCATTTTTAATGAACTTAAAGCTATTTTTCTAAATCTAAAATCATCAACTTTCTTTATTTCCTTTTTTATTTTTCTTCTATTCATACCTATAAAATTTATTTAACCTACCTATAACAGCGTTTATAAGCAAACGGTAGCTACTTTGAAACGGTTTTTGTAAATCTTAATTCATAATTTTGTCCATTCAATTCATAATCTAATGTTATGTGATGTTTTAAATCCACATCTTCCATTGTGCATATTAGCATTTTAACCGCCATCATAATTTCTGGACATTCTGAAATTGCTTGTATTTTTTGTTTAGTATTTAAACTCATATCTATATTTTTTTAATTAATTTTCCATAGTAACATTCATAACCGTCAGCTTATAACCGCACCTAATAAACAGGCGGAATTATATAGGTTCCACCGCCCGATTTATTAGCTCCAAACCGTTATCCGTAATTTCATATTGGTTTGATTTCTGGAGGGGCATCCCAGTAACACATAAACCCCTTATGTTTTGACTCTTTATTTGTTAGGCAGTACATATC